GCTGCGCGTGCATTAAACTTAGAGACTAAGGATGTCACGCAACACTTGCGCGACCCTCAAGTAAAAGCGTACATTGATCAAGCATATCTTGATTCAGGGTATAGAAATAGAGTAGCTTTAGGAAAGGTTATGGATTCCATCATCGATAAGAAGATGGAAGAACTAGAGGAAGCTGAGATAGGCTCTTCTAAAGATATTTTAGACATCTTAACAGTGGCGCACAAGATGCGCATGGAAGAGATGAAAGTAATGGTTGAATACGAGAAGTTACATAAGGCTCCGGAGATTCAAAACCAAACAAATGTTCAAATTAACGAAGGTATGGGAGAAGGCAACTATGGTCGGTTAATGTCTCAACTACTAGGGAAAGACGCCATACAAGGAAAGTAAATTATGCTAGAAATTAGCGACCCGAATATCAATACGACCGAAATTGTTGAGTTCACCCCAGAAGAAAGATTTATAAAATTACCAATAGAGAACTATCTTAATTTATTAGATATAGAACCTATTAGTCCCCAAATTGCACTAATCAATGCTATTAACGATCCTCAATATAGGTTCGTCACTGCTTGTCTTAGTCGAAGAACTGGTAAGACGTTCATATCGAACGTTATCGCCCAGTTGGTAGCATTAGTACCTGGCTGTAATGTCCTAATAATGGCACCAAACTATAGCTTGTCCAACATTTCTTTCGAACTACAACGTCAACTTATTAAGAAGTTTGATATTGAAGTATTGAAAGATAATGCAAAGGATAAAGTTATAACACTAACAAATGGATCTTCGGTCCGAATTGGCTCTGTTACACAGGCTGACTCGGTCGTTGGACGTTCGTATGACCTCATTTTATATGATGAGGCTGCACTCGCCAACGGTATGGATTCATTTAATATCCAATTACGCCCCACTCTGGATACTAATAATTCGAAAGCTATATTTATTAGTACACCTCGTGGAAAGGGTAATTGGTTTAAAGAGTTATATGACCGTGGTTGGTCAGATGAATATCCTGCGTGGGCATCAGTCCACTCAGACTATAGGGAAAACCCTAGAGTTAAAGAAGAGGATATTGTCGAAGCAAAAAACTCCATGTCAAGAGCGGAGTTTTCGCAAGAGTATTTAGCAGAGTTCAATACCTTTGAAGGACAGATTTGGCCACTTGATGAGAATCAAGTACAAGATTTGTCCTCAATGGACTTTAGTAAACTAGATATTATTGCAGGCCTCGACTTAGGTTTTAAAGATGAAACGGCTTTGTGTGTTATTGCGCATGACCCTGAAGAAGACATGTTCTACTTTATTGATGAATATGAAGAAAATGGGCAGACGACTAAGTACCACGCAGAGCAAATTCAAAGAATGGATAATAAGTACGGGCTAGACTTTATTTACATAGATTCAGCTGCAGCGCAGACAAGATACGATTTCGCCATAAACTACGACATTAGCACTATTAATGCTAAGAAGTCAGTTTTAGACGGGATTGGATTCGTCTCCTCGCTGACTGAAACTGGTAGAATAATAGTAGACCAAAACTGTAGAGATGTTTTAGACACATTTGATAACTACAGATGGGACCCGCGTGAAAACCTTCTAAAGGAAAGACCTCTCCATGACCACTATTCTCATATGGCTGACGCAATTAGGTACGCGCTTTACACGCATGCCGGACATATGGAGATACAATGAAAGAGAAAGTAGCCTCGTTAGAGACTGAAATAGCCTTAATTCGTAATGATATAAGGGCTATTTATAAAAGAGAGCCCCAACTGCCTACGTGGCTTAAGAACTCAGCAACTATAGTGTTAGCAGCAATGTTTACACAAATAATGACTTCAGTATGGTGGGCAGCAACAATGACCACTAACTTAGATAATATGAAAGCAGATGTTAGCAAGAATACTGAATTTAGACTTGAGTATCCTAAGATGCACGCCGAAACTATGATAGAACTCAGAGGTTTGAAGAAAGACTCAGAGCACACTAGAGGTATGGTTAAAGAAATAAAAGAGAAGTTAAGATTTGTGGACATTAAGTCACAGGTAAAGTAAATGGCATTAAAACGGGATTTAGTAAAATACGTCAGAGATAGAGCAAAATCACAGTATCATAAAAAGGGTGCTTGTGAGATTTGTGGTAGTGATGAGAAGTTAGATTTTCACCACTATAATTCAATGACTATGATGCTAGATAAATGGTTAGTTAGGAATAAGCACAACCCTACTACCCCTGAAGAAATTATGGATATAAGAGACAAGTTTATATCGGAGCATCACGCAGAAGTATATGATGCTACGGTAACACTATGTCATGCACATCACGTAAAGCTTCACGGGGTATATGGTAAACGTCCTTCCCTAGCTACAGCAAAGAAACAGCCCAATTGGGTTGAAAAACAGAGGATTAAATATGAGTTGGATTAACGACTTAGTACAAAAATTAAACCCCGCACACGGTAACATTGTGTCTACTCAAGGGGGAAACATATACACAGACTACTCTTCACATAAACGTGCGGCAGATGCTTACGATGATATTGAGGTTGTAAACCGGGGTATTAATCTTATAGCGGACTTATCGGCAGAGCTACAGTTTGATATTGGGGATAGAATCCACGGCCTTGCAACAGAGACTATCAGAATAAAGAAATTAGAAGGGCTATTAAATCACGCCCCAAACCCGTACCAAAGTGCGGATACTTTTAAACGTACTTGTTTCGTAGATTTTTTAGTTGATGGAAATATCTTCATATATTATGATGGTGCTCACCTATATCACCTACCCGCTAAGTCAGTAGAAATCGTCGCAGACAAAAAAGAGTTTGTAAAAGAGTATAAATATGACAGCGTGGTATTTAAAGCTACTGAAGTTATTCACATAAGAGACAACTCAGCAGATAGTATCTTTAGGGGTACTAGTAGACTTGAATCTGCCTATGGGTCAATTGACCGTCTTTCGAAGATGTTGAAGTTCCAAACAAACTTCTTCAAGAATGGCGCAGTACCCGGCTTAATACTAAAAAGCCCAAATGTGCTATCGAATAAAATGAAACAGAGACTTTTAGATTCTTGGGCTCAAAAATATAATCCGGAGAACGGAGGTCGTAGACCTGTAGTCCTAGATGGAGACTTAGACATCAAACCTATGGTAGATAGTACTTTTAAGGATTTGGACTTTGAGAACGCTGTACAGGAACATGAAATAAGAATCTTAAAAGCAATTGGTGTTCCACCCATTCTTTTAGATGGTGGTAATAACGCTAATATTAAACCTAATATGCGTTTATTATACCAAACCTCAATAATTCCTCTTGTAGCTAAGTTTTCTGCTGCAATGAGAAAGCATTTTGGTTATAACATATCTCCTATTACGGAGACAGTAAGCGCACTACTTCCAGAAGTTAAAGATCAAGCAGCTTACTTAGCTACTCTTGTAAATTCTGGAATTATGACACCTAACGAGGCTAGAAGTCAATTAAGACTAGAAGCATTGGATGGTGGAGATGATAGACAGATCCCGGCTAATATTGCGGGATCTGCTGCAAATCCTTCTGAAGGAGGAAAGCCCGATGAGGGCGAAGAGGGTAAAAGCGTACTAGATCTTAGTTCTAGAATTAGGAATTAAAACTTTCACTTGACAAAAATCAGAAATCCTGGTATAATTATAAGTGTTAGTGGATCAGTGCCTTCTCAAATAAATTGGAGATTAGCATGACTAATAAAACTTTAAACTTAGTCGGAACCTTTGAGAAATCAATTGGCGATGATGACGTATTAAAAATAAAAGGATATGCAAATACAACGGTCAAAGATCGTTCGGGTGATATAATTGAACAAGCTGCTTGGTTAAAGGGTGGCATGGATAATTATTTAAAAAATCCGATTGTATTAGCATACCACAATCATTCTAAGCCAATTGGTACTACTGTAGATTACAGTGTTACTGATAAAGGTTTGGAAGTGGTTGCAGAAATATCTTCTGCAGCCGGCGACGTATACTCTTTGATTAAAGACGGTATTCTCAAGACATTCAGCGTTGGATTTTCCATCAAGGACGCTGATTATAATAGAGAAGACGATGTATTTTATATCAAAGATTTAGAACTACTTGAAATTTCGGTAGTATCAGTACCTGCAAATCAAGACTCTACTTTTAGCATTGCAAAAGCTTTAGGTGAAGACTATGCAGAGTTTAAAAAAGAGTACATTGAAGCTGAGGAAACAGAAACAATCGTTGATGAATCTTCAGAAGCAAGTAATGAAACTATCCTTAAGGAGAAATTAAAAATGGATAAATTAGAAGAGTTAACACTCAAAATGGAAGCTATGGAAAAAGCAGCTGCTGATAAAGCAACTGCTGAGCAAGTAGCTATCGAAGCTGAAGTTAAAGCAACGCAAGAAGCTGAAACTAAAGCTGTAGAAGAAAAGAAAACTGCACAGATTGAAGTTATTTCAACTGGTGTAGAGCGTTTAGAAGCAGAAGTTGCTAAGCGTATGGAAGATAATGATGCGTCATTAAAAGATCTTATAGAAGGCTTACACGCTGAACTTAAAGAAAACAAAGATGAAATGGAAGCTCTCCGTAATTCTAAGATGCAATTCGCTACTCAAGCAGAAGTGAATGCAATCACTTCAGAAGAGAAGATGAATTCAGTATTACTAGCTAAAATCTTAAGACGTGACATGAAGGACACTAAATACTATGATAACCTAGTAATTAAGTCTGGACGTGAACATGGCGTAGCTGATGTCGATTGGGAAACTGAGTTTAATGCAAATGTTTATGATGTGGCAACACAATCATTAGTAGTAGCACCGTTGTTTGATAACATCAGTATGACTACAGAAAACATGCGTATTCCTGTTAATCCTGGAGCTAGTACTGGTGAATGGATCCATTCGGGTTCTTACCGTGGTGCAGGTTCTACTGGAACAGCTACTAATACCAACTTAAATGAAATCACATTAGTGGCTCATAAGTTAGTAACTAAGGAATACATTGGTTACGAAGAGGATGAGGATGCATTGATTGCAATTCTTCCTATCGTTCGTGGTCACATGGCTCAACGTATCGCTAATTCAATGGATACAGCGTTATTACGTGGTACTGGTGTAACCGCTGCGGGTGTAACATTTGACCCAGTTCGTGGTGTTGCTTCGTGGGCAACT